CAGAATCATCTAATTCATCCCACCACTTTTGAGCCATATTACGGTTTTCATCCTGTGAGAAAACTTTAAGGTATCCGCCTACTGTTTCATAACCTGGATTTAATTCTTTTTCTTCAGCAGTCATGCTATATTCTCCGATCCATTCAACTGTACGATTTGGAATATCGTTCAGCAGATGACACGCTCTACTTTTTAACCACTGACTATAAGTCCAGTTTGATGGTTTGTTGAACAGCATAATTGTTGTTTCCTCTGTGTTAAAGCAACCATTGTTATAGGCAGATAAGTTCCAGTCGCCAGTATTTCGGTTTCCAATGTTTCGATTTCCGGTATTATAATTTCCAGAATTATAATTTCCAGTATTACTTTTTCCTCTGTTATTGTTTCCGGTATTATTATTTCCTGTATTTTCATAACCTGTATTGCTATCTCCTACATTCTCGCGTCCAGTATTATGATGTCCAGTATTTTGATCGCCAGTGTTGTAATCACCGTCATTGTAATTACCTATATTATAATCTCCTGTATTTGACTTCCCGGTATTATAACATCCTGCATTATAATCTCCTGAATTTCTGTACCCAGAATTGTAATGTCCAGTATTATAATAGCTGCTGTTATGGTTTCCTGTATTATGGTCTCCAGTGTTATGATCCCCTACATTTCCGCGTCCTGAGTTATAATAACCTACATTCCGGTCACCCTCGTTGTCAGAACCAGAGTTATAATTTCCAGTATTACATTCGCCTGTGTTACCAATTCCAGTACAATCCTTGCCGATATTAACAAGACTTAAAACTTCTTCCCAGGAAAGTTCCCGAACAATTTCAAGTTTGTTTGTCCAACATAGCGTACCATATTCACTTTTTCCAATATCACCGTAAGCTATTACTTCGACTACATGAGTATTGCTATCAAACTTGTAAAATCCAGATTTGAAATAACCAATTGGGTTCGTACGAAATGTCATTCCCCGTTTTTGGACATCCATTTCGTCGTCTTCAAATCTAGCTGGACAAGTATATTGTCCCTGTGCATCATGCTCTCGCGGATTACAGGACCAGTCAGGATTAAATACCTTGTATCCATACGCTCTGTCACTTAATCTTGTAACATTAATCATTTTTCATTTCCTCCTTTTATATGTGCTTTTTATTTGTTGTCCTAAATATGGAACTAAACTATTGCACACAAAAGAAACGGAAACAAAAGAGACCAACCAATCGGTCAGTCTCTAATGTAAGTTTTATTCTACTTTTATTCCGGTACATTCGAAGAAAACATCAGGATCAAAGTTCGGAAGATCTTTAATGATTTTCTTGTCTTTATCTGAAAGTTCATTCCACCATTCTTGATTATCCGAGAACGCTTTTGTGAGATACCCACCTGCTACTTCAGCTGCTTCACTTTCAGTGCATTCATTCTTTTCCTCATCTGTCATTTCCCATAAATAGGACCATCTAATAATTGATATTTGATTCAATAAAGATCTAGCTCTTGATTCAAACCACATTCTGTATGTCCAATCTGATGGTTTGTTAAAAAATGTAATCTTTTGTTCCTCTGTGTTAAAGCAGCCAACATTCAGTGAAGATTTGTTCCAGTCTCCAACATTGTTATTCCCAATATTGTTACTTCCTGTGTTTCCATCCCCAATATTATTGTTACCAACATTCCAATTACCAGAATTTTCGTTTCCTGTATTACAATCCCCTGTATTCCGATTTCCAGAATTATACTGTCCAAAATTTGTATCTCCTGTATTACATTTTCCTGTATTAGAGTTACCGACATTGCATGTTCCACTATTGCTATCACCAACATTATAATCTCCACTATTGTGATGACCAACATTTCCAACTCCAGTACAATTATTTCCAATGTTGACAAGTCTCAAAACTTCTTCCCAGGAGAGTTCCCGAACGATTTCAAGCTTATTTGTACAGCATAAGTCGTTAAGATCTTCAATTATTACATCTCCAGAGGCAATCACTTCAGCCACCTTGTTATTCGGATTAAATTTGTAATAACTAAAACAATTTACAAGCTTTTGGCAAAAATGCATTCCATGTTTGCATAACGAAATTGGACCTTTTTCTTCAAACTTACCAGGGCAGGAATACTGTTTTGTGTTATCTTCTGGACTGCAGTCCCAATCTTCTGGGCTACAGGTCCAATCTGGATTAAACACCTTGTATCCATGTACCGGCTTATTTCTTACTTCTTTTCTCATTTTGTTTCCTCCTTTAATATGTGCTTTTTATTTGTTATCTTAAATATGGAACTAAACAATCGCACACAAAAGAAACGGAAACAAAAAGAAAGAGACCTCACATTTGAAGTCTCTTCTTTGCATTTTTAGTCCGCTCTGATACCTGTACATTCGTAGAAAATATCAGGATCAAAGTTTGGAATCGCTTTGATGGCCTCTTTTTCTATCAGAGAAAGATTATTCCACCAAGACTGAATAAGATCCAAGTTTTTCTGTTTTTTCAGGTAACCGCCTGCCATTTCATAAGTCGGGTGCAACTCTTTTTCTTCATCAGTCATATCATCTTTATCTACCCATTCGACTGTTCTTTTTGGCATCTGAATTAACAAAAACCTTGCTTCAGATTCTAACCAACGACGAAAAGTCCAATTCGATGGTTTGTTAAACAGCATAATTGTTGTTTCTTCTGTATTGAAACAGCCAGTATTAAAAAATGACTTATTCCAATCCCCGGTATTCCAGTTGCCAATGTTACAGTTACCAGAATTATGTTTTCCAATATTCCAGGTTCCGGTATTGCTGTTTCCACTGTTGTAGTCACCTGTGTTGCAATCTCCTTCATTACAATTTCCAGTATTGCAGTCCCCATCGTTTCTGCCTCCAGTATTACCTTTTCCAGCATTAGCACATCCCGTGTTACAGTTTCCGGAATTACAGCGTCCAGCATTATAATCACCTGTGTTCCAGTTTCCAGTATTACTATCACCAATGTTGTGATCGCCGGTATTCCAGTCTCCTTCGTTACAAGATCCAGCATTCCAGTTCCCAGCATTTTCGTTTCCCGTATTACGTAAACCAGTACAATTTTTTCCAACATTTACGATTCTCAGCACTTCATCCCACGGGATTTCACGCACGATTTCCAACTTGTTGGTACACAATTTGTTACCGTCTGTTATAACATCTCCATAGGCGATCACCTCGGCAACCTTGTTTTTGCTGTCAAATCCATAATAATTAAAACATGCGGCAGCTGTTTGACAAAAATGCATTCCATGTTCGCAAATTTCAAGTTCTCCTTCTTCTTCGAATTTGCCTGGACAGGTATACTGTTTGCTTGAACCACCGATTGGTTTACATGTCCAGTCTGGATTAAACACTTTGTATCCATGTACAGGTTCACTCATTTTTGTTGCTTCACTCATTTTGTTTCCTCCTTTATTGTGTGTGTGTTTGTTATCCTAAATATGGGTTAAAACCACTGCACACAAAAACACTGGAAATAAAAAGAGACCAACCCCAATATAAGGTCGATCTCTAATTTGCTTAGTCTTCCATAGTACTATTTGGAATATCGAGGCTGGCTTTCAATGCATTCATCAGATTTCCAGCAATCGCTTCTGCCATATTAACTGGCACTGCGTTTCCGATCATTTTGTATCCATTGTTCGCATTTTCATACATGAATTCAAAATCATCCGGAAATCCTTGTAGTCTTGCTACTTCTCGGACGCTCATTCTTCGATACCGATCTTTCGCACCCGGGACAAAACAGTACGAATCTTTTGATATCTGCTGCATTTTTGGTGCGTTTGGATGTATCTGACATTGGCGTCCGGATGCCTGCACTGTAAAACCAGGTTCATCCCAGCTACGGACACGGTTTCTGGACATGAATACCGGAGAGTAACTATCAACATAATATTCATGGTTGTTAACCGCTGCAGGATTACGTTTGTTTCTTGCAAGTGTTGGAACAGCATTGTCTCGTAAATCCCAAATAGTATCTCGTAGTGTTACAATATGTTCTGGATCTCCGTCTGGAAATACAAATGAAATATCAAGATCAGTTCGGATGCCAATATAGAAGATCCGTTCTCTCGTTTGCGCTAATCCATAGTTACAAGCATTTGTTTTGTATACGGAAACGTTATAACCAGACTCGGCAAACAAAGAAAGGATCCGATCAACCGCATCCGCATGTTTCTTTGATATCATCCCGGGAACATTCTCAGCTACAAAGAATTGTGGTCGAAATTCCCGGAGCACACGAATGTATTCAAAGAAAAGCTGTCCTCGCTTATCTTCAATTCCTTTTCCGGCTCCGGCTACTGACCACGACTGACATGGCGGTCCGCCTATAATTCCTGCCAATTGTTCTCCTGGTTGCAGCTTAAGATAGGGTTCAAGATCTGATTTAGTTACATTTCTGATGTCGCCTTCAATTAGATGCGTATTTTTATGATTTTGTTTGTACGTTTCCCAGATTGTGGCATCGAATTCATTGGCGACCGGGATTTCGAAACCGGCTCGCTCGAACCCGAGATCCATTCCCCCACATCCGGAAAACAGACTGATAATTTTGTTATCCATATAGTGCATCTCTCTTTCTTTTTTTTTAGATGCACTAAATATGGGTTCCAAAGAGTGTAAATACTGATTTCATAACCAAAAAGAAAGAGCCCGAAATACCTGAATGTATCAGATTTTTGAGGCTCGATTCTTCTGGTTAGGATTGAATATTCTGTTTCTGTGGTTTGAACTTTAGATTTTGGTTATTACAGGTCATCGCCTGGATCAAAATCTTCAGTTCCATCTGATAATAACGGTTTGTTTGGAACATCATTGATTTCGTCGCCCACTGATGAGACGTCGATTACTGGATCTCCGCACAAATAATCCTGCACTGTTTCAACGACCTTATTTAAGGCGTCCAAATATGCATTACAGTCTGGTGCGAATACCAGATTTTGTGTGCCCTCATAATACACGGCAACGCTCTCTTTTGTCAGCACACCAGTAACCGTATACTCTCCATCTTCTACGGTCTCCATCTGATTCTGCAACAGATTTCCGATCTCTTCCATATCTCCACGCAATGGAATACGAAAATGGATACCGCTTTCGTTATCCGTAAAGCTTGATTTGATCAGGGTGTCTTCAGATCTTTCTACGTTTTCTTCGTATTCGTTCTGAATATAGGTGCTATTGCGAGTATCACAGCCATTGATACCGAATGATTCGTATTCGACTGTACCTGTTGATTGACCGAGGTCTGCCATCAATGCAGCGAGTGATTCTTCAATCTGTTCTTTCTGATCTTCACGCACGTTTCCTTTTAAAACGACGCCGACTTCTCCGCCATCAGGACATCCCCATTCCCGATTGTAGACAGCTGCAGCAGGTTCTACAGCAACTTCTGAGTAACCGGACAAACGCTGTCTGATGAAGGGAATAGCTTTTTGGATGGCAAAATCGGGCGTAAAATGGACCGTATTATCATATCCGGGATTAACACCGAGCATTACAGACCAGCGTGTTGTTGCGTTTTGGTTTTGAGTTGTTTTTGATGTCATAAGTTTTTACATTCCTTTCTGATTATTGTTGTTAGTCTAAATATGGGATGAACCAACGTATCGAATACTCGTGATGCCGTAGTTTTTATAGCCCTTTGATCTACCTTTTAGCCAGTTATTGATCGTTTGCCTTGAGATATTTAATTCTTTTGCCAATAATGTTCTATTATCATATTTTATTTTGTTTCCACTTTCTTTTGTAACAACAAATGGTTTGTATGGTTTATGACCTAACAATCTCGAATGCTGCTCATTTTCATTTCTTGTTACCCATTCGAGATTACTTACATCATTATTTGTGATATCCGTATCCAAATGATTTACTTCTGGAAGATTATATGGATTTTGTATAAAATGTGTCGCAACTAATCGATGTCTAAAAAATCGTTGTTTCTTCGGATTGTGATTTTTATTGTATAAACAAACACGCATATATCCAACACTATTTTTGTCACCTATAACCAAATGTTTTGTTAATTTATTTCGAACATCTCCATGTTCATTAATCTCATAATATTTTTCCCAACCAATAATATCTTTCCACATTTTTCGATACTCCTACTTTATGAGCTATTTTTGTATGTTTCTTAATAAATATGAGTAAGTTCTAAACATGGAAATAACAAATATGTCGTATGCAAAACAAAAGAGCCAACCAATCGGCTGACTCTTTATGTTTGTATTACATTGATTTACGATCTTTAATCTCTGCCATCTTAGCATCATTTAATCTAGTCGCTCCATGAACTCTCGAGAATGCGAGATATCCATTCATACGATCGATTTTTGTGATATTTCGGCTACCACATTTTGGACACACATCTGCCATATCAATCTGTTCATAGCCACAATCATCACAATAGTTCAAAGCGAGGTTTTCTCCTTCATAAAACCCAAGATCCATAGCTCTGTCAATCAAAGTTCTCATTGCTTTTTTGTTGTAACCAAGAGGATATCTGATGTACTGAATCTTACCACCATTACAAAGATTCCAAAATCTGTTTTCTGAATCCTGTTTTTGAATTGGAGTAATATCTTCAGTTACATGACAATGGAAACTGTTAGATACATACTCCTTATCACAAACACCATCGATAACATAATCTCCATCTACTGTGTGTCTGACTGTGTATCCAGCCGCTTCAAGCTGCTCCATATTTTCACGAACATACTCACGCATCTGCTTAATCTGCTTTCCACAGAGACTTTCTGCCGGTGTACCATAAATTGCATATAAAATGTGATCTTCCTGCTTGTATTCGTTAACTTTGCGATTGATGTGCTGTAATACTTCAAGTGCAAACTCTCCGTCTTCAGCAATGGATTTACCATTATAAGCCTGCTGTAATTCATTCAAAGCCGTGATTCCGAAACTATAGGTTGTTGCTTCCATCAGTTTTTTTGACTCTTTTAACTTCTGCTCTGGTCGTAAATTACCACCATAGAAACCACCCTGTGTGAATCCAAGAGGATTAATGCTCGCTCTCTTTTCACCAAGGAATGCTTTCGTTTTGATATGTAACTGTCTGATCATCTCAAGATAGTAATCAAGTTCTTTCATAAAATCAACGCCACGAGCCTTTGCGTCTAAGTAAATCAATGGAAGGTTCAATGAAATTGCCCCAGCATTAAAACGTCCTTCGAATACAGGTACATCGTTTTCATCTGCTGGTTCAAATCCACCTCTTTCGTAATACGGACTTAAAAACGCTCTACAGCCCATGGGTGATACGACTTTTTTGTATTTTTTATACATGCTCGGAACATATCCCTCGCCAGAAAGTGATAACCAATCCGGATACATTGTTTTTGAAGAACACTCGAATGCAGCTTCATACACTGGACCTGATCCATTTGTTTCCTTGTCATACAGATATACATATTTCGGGAATAATACAGGTCTCTTTTTACCAGGAGCTCCCTGACCTTCCATATGTACTTTGAACATTGTTACATTACATAGAACACCGAATCTACTGGTATTTAATCCAGATGTAACTGTTACAAATGGGTAATCGCCCCTGCTGGATCCAACAGTATTAAATTTCATTTCCCAGCCCTGGAATCCCTGTCTGAATTCGTATTCAACCTGCTCCATTGCTGCTTCTTCTGCTTTTTGTTTCGCTTTCTCGATATCAACGCCAAGTTCTTTATATTCCTTCATCCGTTTCTTATAAGTTTTCTCATACGTTTTCTTTGCGTATGGTTCAAGTAAGAAATCTATCTGAGGAATTGTGAATCCGCCATATTGCTGTGAAGCTGCTGATAACACAATATCTGAGATTACATCAAAAGCTACATCCAAAGTGCCTGGTTCGTTGTACCAATCGTTACCCATTTCAAATCCATTTTTTAGCAGGACACCCATTAAGAATAAGCAACAGTTTATGGTAAAAAGTCTCTTATCCTTGTCGTGAAGATAAATAAAACCTTTTGCCTCTGCGGATCTTTCAATCGCGGTTAAAAACTGATTGATATACATCTCTTTACCAAATTCCGATGCAATCAACGCATTCTGTGTTGAAACAAGACTTGAATCTTTGTTTGCGTTTTCTCGATCACCACGATACATTACCGTTTCTGCAAAATTTGCTACGCGATTCATCATCTTCGCAAACTGAGCTTTGAAGTCACGATACTGTCTGTAACTTTTTGCAGTTACTGGACTTGCATCATCCAAAGCCATTTCGACAAATGAGTGTAACTGTTCGACCGTTACTTGATTAAGAGCTTTCGATGCAATAATATCTTCTACAATTTCTACTACACGATCTTTCTGAGTATCCGATAATTCAACACCAACTCTTGTTGCAGATTTTTCAATTGCTGCTTTGATTTTTGCTGGTTCAAAGGCTTCAATTCCTTTGTCTCCATTTTTGATAACTGTAATATTTGTACTCATATTTATTCCTCCTTTTTTTAACAAAGGAATCCGCTATGAGTATTCGGACTCCTTTTATTTGTTTATATTTGTTTCAGTTTAAATATGGGATGAATACTTACAAACTCAGATCATCGATATCATCAATATCTTCATAGTTATCATCTGAAGTAATCTCCTTGTCCTGTAATTGGTTTGCATTAAAACATTCATCCATTACTGAACCTTTTCGGTCTTCGTACTCATATACACTTGATGTACTTTTCATAAAACCGTCCTCTTTTCTGAGAACTCTTTGATTTGTCGAACCTGCCCATTCATAATTAACGTTGAGTTTTTCCTGCACAAAAGGACCGTCAACAAGAACGTCAATTTGTGATAACAAATCTTGCATGAAAACCGGATCCTGCTGCTGCAGTACTTCTTTTGTGTATCCTGTATATACCCAAACAGTTTTATCTGGCATTTTATCTTTGATTTCTTTTATGAGATTCAACGTTTCATCACGATTGAAAGTTGCTAGTGGATCTCCGCCAGAAAACGTAATTCCGTCAATATACGGCTTCCGTAGAGCTTCAAATAATTCCTGCTTTGCCTCACTGTCAAAAGGGATTCCACTGTTTTTATCCCATGTTTGAGGATTCTGGCAACCTGGACATTGATGAGTGCATCCGCTTTCAAAAAGAACAACACGAATACCGTCTCCGTTTAACATATTGTCCTTCACAATGTCATGATAATTCACAATAAACACCTTCCTTATATTCATAGTTGTTTTGTTATCTGTCCTAAATATGTGTTCTATGTCTCTTCGTTTTCGCTTACATTGGCTCAAATGTCGGCATCCCTTGTATGTACCCCAGAGCTTGTAACCGATCCATCCCGGCGACTTCCTGGTATTCACACCATTTCTTTTCATGTTCACACATTCGTCGCCACTCCTCTTTGGTTACACTCTGATCTTGGTACGATTGAACCGATGCCACACTCTTTCTCTCCACTTCTTTTTGATCCCGTACATTTCGTTTGCTCATATCTTTTCACCTCTCTTTCTGCATATCTAAATATGTGTCCACAAGAGCGCAAACAAAAAGAAAGGGACCGACTTAAATGGTCAATCCCTTTTCTTTGTTGCTATCTATTGCTGCAATGATGTGTTATCAAATACATTCTGCAAGCTCAGTTTTGAACTTATTTTCGCTTTCTTAAAAATCCAGTTCCTGAAATGATTTCGTCTACTTCCCAGCACTGTAAATACTGTTCTCCATTCCAACCACTGAGAGCGATCGGTTTCCCTTCGACCTCTACGATTTCGATGTCTCTGCTTCCTGTCCAAGTTCCAAGTGTGCTCATATTGTTTCCTCCTCTTAATCTTTCCAAAAACAATACAGACAGTTATGAGGACATTTCTTTCTTGGTGTTAAAAGTTCCGTTTTACAGGCAAGACAATGACATCCGTTTCTTCCTTGTGGGTTCTCAGGAAATGTACCGTCATATTTAATTCCCATAATCTGCAGATCCTCTGTACTGATACATCCTTTAATCCGAAATGTCGCTGGAAACTTATATGCAAGGACGTCCTCTGCGCATGTATCAAACTGATAAGGGTACTCACTTAATGCGTTTCCGACAAGATTACGTTGTTCATCAGACGGATAGAAACTTCCACCATACATCGGCGTGAATCCAAGTTTTTGATAACGTTCCCGTACATGCGGATACTCATCCACGATTGAAATACGATATCGGATCTCATTTTCAGGCAAACCCAATGAATGGTAGTAATTTAACATCTCGGAAACTCGCTTGACACCCTTCTCAGTTGGGAAAATAGGATCAATCCGCAATACCATTCTGCTTGCTGGAAATCCAGACTCAATCAATTTCTTCATCTGTGAAAGCTGCTGTTTGTAGTCCGGGACATTTGGTTCCATTCTTGTGTGTCCCCATCCGGTACATGTACAATGCACTACGATAGGAACCTCATTCATATGGCTTAAAACCTTTTTGATGAATGTGTCGTTTAAGTTCTTTGTTATAAGGATGACTCCATCGATTTCCTTTAATTTGTTTTCCCATCTGAAGTCGACGCCAGCATCCCCGTACTCTGTGATTCCAATTCTCATGTTATCCTCCTTGTTCTCCTTGTTTTGAATATGTTTTTTATCACTATAAATATGGTTTTCTGGGAGCCAAACTAATTTGAAAACAAAAAAAAGAAACCAACATTCCTGTTGATTTCTTTTTCCGTATCTCATTCACATGTGATTAAGATTTTGCCATACCAAGCCTCTCCAGACACTTCGAATTCATATCCTTTATAATCGATGCTATGTGTCCAATCACACTGCCATCCATTGAATTCAATTTCCGTCCCATAATGTAACTCAAAATCATTTTCAAAGTCACCGGATACGACATGTATGATCTGTATTTCCATTTTCTCTTTTTTAACAGACGCAATCCAGCTATCTAAAAGCTTTTCGACTTCCTCTTTTGCACCGGTCTTTCTGTAGTCTATTTCATATCTCATGATTGTCTCCCTCTCTTACTCCATATCGATTGACTCCATCATTCTGCCTTCTCGTCCTTGTTCGAATACAGAACACATATAATCACCGATAAATTCCGCAATCTCATTTCGGTTTACACATTTATTTCCATGCCTCTCGTCGTATTCCACGTCTGGACACAGATGTTGCAGCCCATATTGGTCACACATTTTGTTTATCTGATCACAGGCTGCGATTGCCGTGTCCAAACAATCTGCTGTTTTAGATTCGAGCTCCTCAATGTATTCTACATATCGTTCAGAAGTAATATGTTCATCATTTGCCAATGTCCGAGCTACAGAATGTCCGTATGATTCCTTATAAACCGCGTCAAAATAGGTTTGTAACATATGAAACCGCGCATTTACGAATGCAATATCTGATTCAATTTCATCGCGGTCAAAATCTCGGTTCATAATTGCCGTAATCAAGTCATTTACACTACTCATTTCGTTTCCACCTTTCTCGAGCCCAATTTACGCCCTTCCACAATATTATATATCATAATAAGGCTCAAAATTGCGGAAACTCGTCATAATTCTCCAAAATCATCGTCATCATATTCGACGTCTTCCATAGAATCCCCACCAGCATCGTCATTGGCAACCTCACTTTTGTATTCGAACTCTCCGTATGCATTTTGATCCATGTCGCCTGGATTGTATGCATGCTCTGGATTTCTGCCTGCATCTTTCGCAATCTCATACGAAACATCAAGTGCCGGACGGTCACCATATTTCATCTCATTGTCAATGATAAGCTGATCCATAGTTCTGCCTTCACGTCCCTGCTGAAATACGGAATACACATATCGACCAACAAAATCTGCAATCTCTCCTCTGTTTACGCACTTTTCTTTATTGATTGGATCGACTTCGACTTCCGGACACAGATGATCGATTCCATACATATCACACTGACGATTGATCTGTTCACAGGCTGCGATTGCCATATCATGTGCGTGTTTTCTTTTTCCATCAAGATTAACGACCATATCCTGATAGGCTTCTGGTGTCATCATCCCTCCGTGAACTAATGTTAACGCAGTAGAGCTACCGTAAACATGTTCGTAAACTGCATTAAAGTATTTCCGAAACTTATCAAATCGTTCGTTTACAAAACTTATGTCTTCGTTAATATATTCCTGTGAATAATCTCTGTTTGCAATTGCCTTCAACAAGTCATTTACACTACTCATAATGGTTTCCTCCATATCTTCATTTTCCATAAATATGTGCGGAGACCGAACTCTGTATGGCAAAAAAAAGACACCACCTCAATAGGCAGTGTCTTTCCTGTTTGTTAGAGTTCCTCAAAGTGATCCATAATGTATTCTGCTGCTTCTTTCGCAAATACAGAATCATTGATAAACTTGCCAAAATACGACTGAGTGATGACGGACCCAATCGGGTTTGGTTCAAATGTAAGAATCTTTTTGTCATCGAGTATATCAATCACCGGCAACAAACCAGTGCTTAATACAGGAGTGAACTGTGGAAAGATAATATCCATTTCTGGTCTTCTGTATATAGAATACACGAATTGAATATTTCCTTCGTCGTCTCTAATCAGGTATTCCTTTTTCTTTTCTTTCGAATGCTTTTCGTCAAGTTCGATATTCTTCTCATCAAACATAGCATTTCTCCTTTCCTCTTCTCTTATTTGTATTCTAAATATGTGTTGCGACAAAGCAGCATGAAAATTTTATATCCCATGGTTAGTATACCGTTATTGTTACCAAAAGAAAAGAGACCACATGAATGCGATCTCTATAAATCCTCTCCGACATCAAAATCGTCTGTATTATCCTCTAGGTTGTTTGTTTCTGGAATATTTTCTGATTCTTTTTGTCTTTCATGGTACATTGATATCGTTGCTCCGTTTTCGAATTCGTAAGCCATATCAACCTTTAATGCATAGTTATTTGCAATTGTTATGGCTCTTTCTTCTGGAAATCCATATGATGTATATAAAGCAATTGTCTCTTCAACCGTTGGAAGTAAATCTATATTTACTAACTGTCTGTTTTTTATGTTCTTAACCATTTTTTCTTCAGAATCGTAAAAACTTGTAATTGGTTGCTGCAATAAGCTTAATCTTGTATGAACCGTTGATGATTCTTTGAAAAACATACTATTACCAGAGTCATATATTGGTGCTGGACCTAGATATTGCATTGTGTTTGAATCTCTTAGAATACCAAAATTTCCAAGATGTTCGTCTGTATTACTGATAATGAAATCTGTTAACGTCTGATAATCCATAAAATCACTAATTTCTTGAGCTTCAATTCCTAATTTTGCACATATCCGAATATAGTTATCATATAATGATTTGTCATTTTGCAATTTCGATCCTTCGATAACTTCATATGCGGATACTAATTCAACAGAATCGTTTGTAAATGCATCGCATCTACAATAAAGACCATTATCCTCTGTATGTCCAGCAAGATAAGGAACATAAGGGATTGTCGTTTCTTGTAAATCATGCAAATAAGTTGCAAAAGCCTCATTTATCGCCTGCTGTCCAAAATACTTATAACTTTCTTTCACAAGCGTTGGAAATTGTGTTTCGATATCCCAATATTTTTCCATTTGTCCACCTAATGCGGCATTCGAATCATAAGAAGTTGCATTGTGATATGGAACTTTATTGTCAGAAAATGGATTCATACTTGATAACTTCACATCTTCATATTTTACATCCATATCCAGTGGTCGAATCCAATAAGAATCTGTCATTGATAGAGCAAGATTTTTTGCCAGATACATTTTTGTATTCGTACATCCAGCTTGTTTTAATACTTCCTGCATCATTTTTCGAGAAGCAGGAACAGCTCTCCCTTCCCACCAATGTTTCATTCTTCTCGTATCTGCATTTCCCAAAAACGGTGATAACCCACTTCCGTTGTCTTTATATATTTTTAGAGTCCCTGTTTCGTCATCGATAATTAGACTTCCACAAACATCATTTTTATGCATTAATGCGTATTGACTCATAGCAATGCCTCCCATTCTCGTTTTTCATTATCATAATCTTCAATCATCATTTCAGGTACTTGTTTCCGATAACAATCATATAAATCTTGACACATATTTTTTAGAGTGAGCAACATTAAATCTTCATTATTATCTAGTATATGCAACTCTATTCCACTATTCGTTACTTTCCAATAATATCGATATCCAAGATAAGTTCCTTTTCCGTTTTCGAAAAAAGCAACGTTGTTCAGAATCTCATCTATATTGCAATTCAAATATAAACTAAGCTTATATACTGTTTCTGCTGCTTTGTTGTTAATATTTTTCTTATCATTGATCAATTCATTCAATGTTGTATATGGAATTCCACTCTCTTGACTGATTTTATATATGCTTTTCCCAGTTTCTTTTATTTTTTTCTTTAAACGGTCATTCATTGATTATCACTCCTTTGTGTTCATTATAACGCAATTACGTTATATGTCAAGTAAAGTCTAAAAGAAAAGAGACCACATGAATGCGATCTCTCTTCTGTTTTTTAGTTATGATTCCTTATCTCCCAAAGTTTGATACCTCTCATATTGCAAATGAATCCCAAAAGATCCGATTTCTCAGAAAGGAACTTCTCATACTGGCGACGTTCTTTGATATCTACAGGATCCCATCCTCGATCTTCCATAATTTCTGCCTGGCTCCCGAGACAAGCATCTACAGAATCATAATACGCTTCTTTCAGTTTCTCATCTGACATTAATGCAGCTTCCTGAAAGATCATGTTTTTCTCTGATTTCTTCATATTGTTTCCTCCTCCTAATATCCGATATATACCGGAAATCCATCAAAATCGTAGTTTCCATACTCTGTTTCGTTATCCATGTCTTCGATTACCTCAGATACATTCCGAATCAGGTTATCATAATCGTAATCTAATTCTTCAGCAGCATCCAATGAAATAAAACCAATAGCACAACTACTGTTTGCCTGCACTTCGATTGGAATTACCTGTTCGCATTCGAGCCTACCGACGAGTTCTGTGCTCTCTTCTATTGTAATCCCTTCGTCTAACGACTTTTGAACGAATGCGGCTTTTGGAATGACACGATTTTCTTCGACCTTCGTTTTGTCTGTAACGATTCCACCATGATCGAATCCATCGAATTTAGCAATCCAGAACCGGTCGCATCCGTTTGCGTCTTTTTCAATTTCAAAATCATTTGCGTCAAGTGGTGTTCCCTGTTTTACTTCTTCACAAACAGGAGAAAATATATTTACCATATATCTTCCGCATTTTGGACACATGAGGTCATTTCTTCCCAAAATCGTCCGAAATTTAAGCTCGCATCCGCAACCACAATTTCCAACTATATCACCAAACGGACTCATTGGTAACTTCCAGTTAAGATAATCGCAAGCTTCTTTAAAACTCATTACTTTGTAATCAGTAACATCTTGTAATCTTTTCTTTTCCATACTTCACTTTTCCTCCTTTATTTCGTATGCTTTGTTTTTGTACTCTAAATATGGGTTCAACTCTTCGCATACAAAACAACCGGAGGTACACAAAAGCCTACTCCACTAAATTGGAATAGGCTCTTTCGTTTGTTTCTTATTTGTTTTTCAATTCCTTTCTATATTTTTTGCTGTATCTGTCTAAGATTTTGCAAACAATATAGGTATTTGTCTGTTGTTCGTTTTCAGGTATGGTGTCTTCCGGAATATCCAAATACTCAGCCAGAAAACACAATGCTTTCTGAGCGTCCATTGGTGGGTTGCAGAGACCGTAATCTTCCTGCTTTGCAAGCCAGTCTGTTATCGTTTCTGTCTGATCTTTCTTGTCTTGAATGATCCAGAACCGCTCATTTCCTTCCTCGTCTTTCTCGATGTCAAGCATTGAACGACAAGCCGGATTCAAAGAAATCAGACTTGACATTTGTTTTCCGCAATTACCGCATCTTAATTTTTGTACACCAATTACTCCAGTATACTCAATTTTGCTGTTACCGCAGTCACAGGATACTGGGTAAACTTCGTCATCCTCTGTGAGAGTCCAATTTAACGCTTTTGCAGCTTCTTTGAAACTCATTACTTTGTGATCCGTCATATCTTTCAATCTTTTCTTTGCCATACTTTTTGCCTCCTTTACTTTCGTATGCTTTGTTTTTGTTATCCTAAATATGGGTTCGATTCTTCGCATACAAAACAACCGGAGGCACACAAAAAGAGCCAACTATAGTAGTCGACTCTAATTGTTGCTGTTTTAGTATCCTTTGACTGCTTCCCAAACACGTGCAACAGTCTCAAGATTCAATTCGTGCTCGCTTGAAATAATCCAGTCCTCGTTATAATCTCTGCTGATCACGAAACGTAAGTCTCCGCACCAATACACTTCAATTTCTTTTCCAGGTGTCTCTATGACGTCCCAGAATCTGCCGCCTTCTAAGCATTTTCTGACACGATTTGCTGCTTCTGTTACTGATCTTGTCATAATACTTTTTGCCTCCTTTGTTTTCGTATGCATTTGTTTTGTTATCCTAAATATGGGTTCGATTCTTCGCATACAAAACAACCGGAGGCAAAAAGAGAGACCAACCAATTGGTCAGTCTCTGTTTTTCGTTAGTCGACTCTGATTCCAGTACATTCGTAAAAAATATCTGGATCAAAGTTTGGAATCGCTCTGATGGTGTCTTTGTCTTTTGTTTCGAGATTGTTCCACCACAACTGACCACATTCAGACTCGTCAAGCACTTTCAGGTAACCGCCTGTTGTCTTGTATTCCGGATACTGTTCCTTTTCTTCATCAGTCATGTTGCCTGACCAAATCCATTCAACAACATCCTTTGGTATCTGCTTTAATAACCACCGTGCATCAGATTCACACCAGTCACTATAGGTCATATCTGACGGTTTATTGAACAGCAATATCTTCTGTTCTTTTGTATTGAAACAGCCAGTATTAAAAGATGACTTGTTCCAATCCCCCGTATTCCAGTTGCCAGTGTTCCTATCCCCAGTGTTATTATTTCCTGTATTCTTGTACCCGGTGTTGTTGTTCCCGGTGTTCCAATACCCGGTATTCCAATCCCCTGTGTTGTAGTTTCCGGTATTGTCGTTTCCGGTGTTCCTGTCTCCGGTGTTCCTGTCTCCAGCGTTACAAATCCCGGTGTTCCTATTCCCAGTGTTCCTGTCCCCAGTGTTACAGTGCCCGGTGTTTTTGGTCCCGGTGTTCCTGTTCCCGGTATTCCAGTTTCCTGTGTTCCTGTTTCCAGCATTACAGTCCCCTGTGTTCCTGTTCCCGGTGCAATTCTTTCCAAGATTGATGATTCGCAACACTTCATCCCAAGGAATTTCACGCACTATTTCAAGTTTGTCGGTACAGGACTTGTCACCTACTGTCAGCACCTCACCGTAAGCAATGACTTCTGCAACCTTGTTTTCACTGTCAAAATCATAATAATTGAAGCAGTCAGCAGCAGTCTGGCAGAAGTGCATACCATGACAACAAACCTCAAGTTTTCCTTCTTCTTCAAACTTTCCAGGACAGGTATATTGTTTTGGTTTAGCTCCTGCTGGTCTACAGGTCCAATCCGAATCAAAAACCTTATATCCATGTACTGGTCCACTTATTTTTGTTACTTCACTCATTTTGTTTCCTCCTTTTCGGTGTGTGTAATTGTTTGTTATCCTAAATATGGAATGAATGGATTTGTGTTGTAAGTTTTCATACACATACAAAAAGAACCCGCATAAAGCGAGTCCTTCTGTTTGTTTCTGTTTTAGATTCCAAGATCGAATTTCATCTGTGGATTCTTCTTTGCAATTTCTTCTCTTGGATATCCGATCAGTTTAAAATCATCGATCGTGAAATCGAAAAAGTTTGTTTTCTCTGTATCCAGAACAAATCTTGGATCACAATCAATTGTGTTTCGATTAAAAACGATTTCTTTTGCCTGACTCAAATGTCTGTCATAAATCTGCACGTTTTCACTTACATGCGTGAAAACACCAGGTTCGTATCCACAATGTTTTGCGACCATTAACTGAAGCGCCACATACTGCATCTCATTGATTGATGCGGATACGATAAAGTCACTGGACCGCTGATTCATGAGCATATCCAGATACAATTTACCGTCGATTCCTCTTCTTACATTCCAGATCGTTTCATAACAACATGGATTCAATCCTTTGGTTGTTCCTCCTGTTTCGTCTGAAAAATCGTCTTCCTGCCACATACACATAATATGACGGCGACCAAATGGATCGGCTGTTAATCCATCCAGCAACTTATTGATCAGGTTATGTCTTTTTACGGTTGCTCCATATCTGCAGCCAATTGTTCCGTCGCCAATATCCCACTGGTCCCAATATTTGATGCCTAAATCATGAAGATCAGACAGCTTATTACTCTGCATCTGATAGATCCACAAGATTTCTTTGACTGCTGATTTCCACGCGATCGGTCTCAAAGTCAAAATCGGGCACTCACCTTTTGCTAAGTCGTATCTAGTAACAACATGGTTAATGGATAACGTATGAGCCGGGACATAAACGGTTACATCTGAACCGTTTGTAAATGCAGTTCCTTCTCCAATTTCAATCTTGTTTCCGTCTTCTGTGATCACATATTTGCAATCATCAGAAAGATGCGCATTATGATACATATCTTCATAATGTGGTCTCGGATTCTCATCTCTGAATCCATTTTGCAGGATTTGGTAAAGAATCGCTTTCTGGTTCTGATCTCCTACTGTTCCGAATGGACATGTTTTCTTTGTTTCTGACATTTTGGTTCCTCCTCTATTATGTGCTTTATTGTTTGTTATCCTAAATATGTGATAAGATAATTGCATACAAAATAACCGGAAACAACCATTCGAATCCATAACAAAAAAGAGCCTGCACATTTGCAAACTCTAATTGTTTCGGGTTATTCGTCTTCGTCAATAGCTTCGACTACTTCGCCATTGATACAGCGATAATAAGTATCTGCTTTAATATTAACACCATCTACGGTCACCATTTTCGCTCCAACCAACTGCCATGCGTCTTCTTCGTTTATTATATATCTGACACATTTCCAATCAGCCAAAACAAGACGAGAGCCAATACAGCCTTTTGCTTTTGATTTATATCCCCATGCAACAGCAATTCCTGTATCACTTTCAACAGAAGCAAAACTGTCTCTCCCTGTTGTCGTTGATACACATCCATATCCATTCGCTGATGATACTGATTCCTCTTCTGTTGTTACTGAAACACTATGATTTCCAGTAGCAGACGAAACGCTATAACATCCGGTTGTCCCGGATATGCTGTGCATTCCCTCTGTTGACGATACGCTGTTTTTGCCAGTTACTGCCGAAATACTATCGTATCCAGTTGCAGATGCAATGCTATTATAACTAGTTGCTGTTGACGTTACTGACGATCCATCTGCTATTGATGTGCTAAAACTCTCAGTAACGGATGCAGATGATTCGGGTCCATATGCAGCAGCAGCTCCATAGGATCTAGTATTTGCTGCAACACAACCGTGTCCTTCTTTAGATACAACATTATGATTACTTATAACCGATGCGAATTTACCTGCTCCTTTATAAACAGAGACTTCTTTAGCTTTTTTATAAATGAAATCGTACGCGCTCAACGCAAGTTCTGTAAACGATAATTTAGGTCCAATTTTGATATCAGTAGTACTCATATTTGTATCAAGAGTGCTTTTATCGATAACTCCTGATAACTCTACTTCATGGTATTCGCTTTTTGTTGGTCCGTAATGTGTGAAGCAATCCAATGGGTATTCACATGCATGAAAACCAATTTCACGACATTTTGCTTTTTCTTCATGATACGATTTTCCTTCCTCGTATCGAAATCCTCTGCATGTCATGTCTTTTCTAAATCCTTTCGTTGCTTTCATTTCGTTTCCTCCTTTTATTATGTGCAAATTGTTTGTTATCCTAAATATGTGATAAAACAAACGCACACAAAAGAAACGGAAACAAAAAGAACCTACCGCAATGGCAGGTTCTAATCGGTTATTTCTCGTTAACTCCAATATCAGAAATAGTAATATACTGTAACTGATCTGCAACTTTCCTGTTATAGAACCAGCTTGTCCATATATTGTACGCCTGATGTTTCTGCGACTTGACATTCTGATTCCATTCCGAAATGTCATTAAGTACAGTTAACTTCGAAATGTCTTCCTGGTCCGTTTCAAGAAGCTGTTTCTCTTTCAGTAATGTTTCGTATTTGATCTGATTCGTTTCGATTTCCAAATCAACACCAGTATGAGCTGAAATGATACAGAGTACAAAACAAAGCCGCAAATAGTTCCGAGTAACATACAGATGAGACCTACTCCTTCCAAAACCCAAATTCCACCTTCATCAGCGATTCGATTCAAAATAATTCCGACCACAAGTACAACGATACAAATTAGTGTTAATAACATACTTCGTTTCCTCCTTTTATTGTGTGCAAATTGTTTGTTATCCTAAATATGTAACGAATCATTGCACACAAAAAAAATGGAAACGAAAAGAGCCCACCACAATGGTAGACTCTGATTTCGTTTATTAATCATTGCTGCCGAAGTCAGGAAGATCGATGTATTCTAATGCATCTACAACCTGTTTGTCTACAAACCAACTGAACAATGGATTTGCAAGAAATGTCTTTTTTTTAGAGACATTCTTATTCCATTCTGTTACGTCTTGGATAACCTGAATTCTTGAAAGGTTTCCTAAATCGGTATCCATAGTTTCAACAGCCTGTACCTCTGCTCTGAGTGCCTTCATTTCTGCTTCATTCTCAATGATATGGATACTTGTACAGCTATGCGTAACAAAAATACCAATGCCAATAATAATAACAAACAAAAATCCCAGTGTCATGACTGCTATACTACATAGTTCATAATTGTCATGTTTAAATCTTTTTGTGGTTGCATACATAACAACTCCAGTAACTGAAACAGCGATACAAATTAAGGTAATAATCATTTTCGTTTCCTCCTTGAGTGTGTGATATATTTGTTATTCTAAATATGGTATAGAAGCATTTCACACAAAACATCCGGAAACAAAAAGAAAGAGACAACCACGATGGTCATCTCTTTGCTTTGTTTTTAAAATTCATACTCGACTGCATCTTGTCGATCCATGAAGAAATGAACACCAGGAGCACACTCATTCCATCGATTGTTATCAAAGTCAGATACTTCTACGATTTCACCAACTCGATACACAAACGATGGATCATATATCGATGATATCCCATGTAATCCGCTATCAGATCCGTCCATATTTTCGATTGCTAAGACTAATGCTTTACTACACCTGCATTTCTTTGCTGTTGCAGATGACCGTTTTGCATCTTTGCAGATCTGAAGCTTTACGATGTATCCATAGACTGCTTTTTTATAACCAATGAATGGACCAGTTTCTGGGCATGCAATCGGATAATCGATTTTTGTGTCTTCACTGATTTCTACATTCTCCATATATGCATTTTGAAGTTTTGCACCTCTAAGATCCGCTCCTCTAAGATTAGCTTTGCACAAATTTGCATATCTAAGATCTGCTCCGGACAGATTCGCATATCTAAGATCTGCTCCGAATAAACTTGCCTCTCTAAAATCCGCATTTCTAAGATCAGATCTTCTAAGATTGGCTTCGTATAGAATTTTATTGCTAAGATCCGCTCTCATGTTTTCCCATCCATCGATATCCCTATTGAGATAATGCTGATGTTTTTCGATGATCTCATTTAATTCATTTTGTGTCATACTTTGTTTACTCCTTTTCGTATGCTTATGTTTTGTTACCCTAAATATGGTCTGAAATAATTGCATACAAAACATCCGGAAACAAAAAGAACCTGCACTAATGTACAAGTTCTTTCTGTGTTTAGTCGGAACCGTTTCTTTTCGGAAGCTCAATCAGTTCCATTTCATCCGTGACCGTTTTGTCATAAAACCAACTTGTCCACGGGTTTGCGGTCCATTTTCTTGCTTCCTCTACTTTATGGTTCCATTCTTTCGCTCTCTCAATGATAACATCGACTGGCAGTTCGTCTGCGTTTGTTTCGATCAGTCTAACGTTTGCATCTAATAATGCGTACTCTTTTTCGTTTTCTACAAGAGAATCATACGTGCGATGATTGCTCATAATTAGACCGAAACATATAAGTGTAAATGCAAGTCCAGCAAAAAATACATTCGTTTTAAATTCAAGACCTGCCTCGCTTGGAAATTGTTTCTTAAGTTCGATAGATAACATAATCGCGCCTACCACCAGTATTACAATACTTATTAATGTGATAATCATACTGTTTTCCTCCTTTTTTTTCGTATGCTTTGTTTTTGTTGTCCTAAATATGGTATAGATATTTTTCCGTATATTCATATATAAGACTCACATTTCAAAAACTCGTCAGAAATACACAAAAAGAGCCCACCAATATGGCAGACTCTCTTCGTTTTTTCACTATTCGTTTTCTCCACCATCTGGACTTTCAATATCCCATTCCGGAATTTTAATATATTTCATATCGTTTACAACTTTCTGGCTATAGCACCAGTTTGTCCATGGATTTGATGCCCAGTATTTACTACTATGAACATCTTGATTCCATTCTTTCACATCTTTGATAACCTGTACTTTGGATACATCTTCGTTGTTTGAATCAACAGCATGAACTTCATCAATTATTGATTCATACTCAATTTGATTTTTAACAATAATCTCTTCCGCACTAATATGAGAACACAAAATAACCGTTCCCATCCAGATCAATCCGACAACACCAACTAGCATAAAACTAACCTGCGCGAAAAAAGTACAATCATCATTTTTATACTCAACCAAAATAAGTCTGAGTAAAATCCCAATAGCCAAACATGCAGTAAATATTAATGCTAATAACATATCTTTTGTCCTCCTTGAATATATGTTTATAATATATAAGGCTCATATTTCAGAAACCTCGTCAGAAAACACACAAAAAGAACCCACACATGTCTGTATATGTATGGATTCTATTCTTTTAGTATGCTTAAATCGGGTTCGTAAATATCTCGAAACGGATGATACTATCATGATGATTCATCTCAACGTGTCCAGGAACAAGATCATAAGCTTTGTCATCAATAATAGCAATGACGTTTTTGATCTCTGTATCTTCTTTCAGTTTGATGATAACATCATATGGTATTGGGTTTTCACTTAAACCACATCCTGAATTCATTACTGGGAATTCCTTACTGTCGGTAACCAAGCATAATGAATTCGGATATTTCTTTGATAATGTCAGATAAGCGATCGTTCTGCTATCGCCATCCGGCACTCCAACCTGCATATCGTACCCAATTTGTGAGTCACTCCAATCCATACTTAAGAATTCGCTTCTTGTCATAATACTTTCCTCCTTGTATCCTTTTTCGTATGCGTTTGTTTTGTTATCATAAATATGTGATGAATGATTCACATACAAAACAAAAGAGCCTACCAATAGGCAGACTCAATTTGCTTTTAGTACAATATTAGATATACAAGGCAACATATTAATGTTAGAGTCCCAAACATAAGACTATAAACTGCAGAAATTGATGATATTCGTGATATTATTTCGTCTTCCACAATTCCGTCTTTCCTTTCTATTGCGACTGTTAAAAGATATACAATTCCCGAAACCGAAAAAATCATATCTAATATTTCGATGATTGTTAATAACATTGTATGTCCTCCTTTTCGTGTATTATTTGTTATCCTAAATATGGTATTCATAATTCGCATACAAAACAAAAGAGCTACCATGTCGGTAACTCCCTTTGTTTTCTTTCAGATTTTTAGCCTGTAAATCCGCCTGTGTTAACTCTCAGACAATACTTGAAGTTATCTTTGATCAGTTTGTTGATCGTCGTTCTGATTTCTGTAAGATCGTCCTCTGGATATTCCGTAAGCATCTGATATAACCGCTTGATTGGTTTTCCAGATTCCACTTTGACATAATAATCATCACAGAAGGTATACGCTCCCTGGTTTCCAATTGACTTTAGTATCTCTTTTCGTTCCTCTTTTGGCATGTCCGGATAACATAATTTTGGAATTACGGGGATTAACAACTCTCCGGTTACTTGAATAGCCTCTTTAAGCGCATTAAGATACTCTTCGTCTACCTTTTCGCGTTCCAATTCTGTATAATATCTGGCACAATAAGTACAGAATTCAGATAATCCCCAGATATAGCTAGATTGAAGCTTGTTGAGTACGACTTTACTTGGATTCACTGTAAAAATATCCACAATGTACTCTGGCGGAATGACACCATCATAATTGTATTCATCAGATACATTTCCCTGATCGACTAATTCCATTTTGTCTTCGTCTGGAACCGCAATTTTGATCACAGTATTTGTCCCAAGCATGATTGACCAGGCATCAATACTGCTTTCGGAACACAAACAAAGTCTTTCTTCTTTGTCTCCGATTGATTTTGACCGTTTCCCAAGCATCGGTTTTAATCCTTCTTTCTGGATCGTGGTAACAAATTCCGGCTGTGTTAAATGATAATAATAATTCATTTCGTTTCCTCCTCGTATGCAATATGTTTTGTTATCCTAAATATGGAACTAAGACGTACATACGAATGAACGGAAACAAAACAAATCAAAACAAAAAGAGCTACCATATTGGTAACTCTCTTTGTTTTCAGTTAGTTAAGATCCACTGTATATTCAATTGGATACCAGCTCCAGCCAGGCCTAACTTCTAAACAATAATAGTTCATAAGTGTTTCTGGCGTACAACCTAACTCTCCATAGTATTCCAATTTGTACAAATCAGAATGAGTTTCCATGATTTCATTCATAATTTGACCGATGTTAACATCAATTTCATCTGTCGCAATAATAATAATCGGTGTTGTTTCATTCCCCTCATCAAACTGGAAATTAAGATTAATTGGTATAATATTCATTTCGTTTCCTCCTCGTATGCAATATATTTTTGTTATCCTAAATATGGAACTAAGACGTACATACGAATGAACGGAAACAAAACAAATCAAAACAAAAAGAGCTACCGTATTGGTAACTCTCTTCGTCTTCGATTATTTTGTTACACTTTCCGGAATCTCAATGTATTCCATCGCTTCAATAACTCTCTTGTTGTACAGCCAGCTGGTCCACGGATTTTTGAGTCCCTTCTGTGCGTTTTCTGCTTTTTCGTTCCATTCATTCACGCACTCAATGATTATTTCTTTCTCTTCATAATCTGGATTCTTTTCTAGCAAACAAACACTTGCAGACAGCAATACGTATTCCTTATTATTGTTTGCAATATCAGAATCCGCACTATTATATTGATTCCAGATCGACTCAAACATTAATGTAAGCCAAATGAAACCCAATACAAAAAACAGACTGCCGAAGAAAACACCTGCATTCTTCTTCTTTGTTTTTCTCTTTTGGATAACGCTGATTGCAATGATAGCGATTCCGATAACAATAAATACGATTCCCATTAATACCATTAACATGATTTTCGTTTCCTCCTTTTCGTATGCAATATGTTTTGTTATCCTAAATATGGAACTAAGACGTGCATACGAATGAACGGGAACAAAGCAAAACAAAAAGAGCTGCCTTATTGGTAACTCTCTTCGTTTTCGATTATTTAATCAGGTTTTCCGGAATCTCAATGTATTCCATTGAGTCGACTATATTCTTGTTCCATAACCAGCTAGTCCACGGATCTTTGAGATACTTTCTTCCGTTATCTACTTTTTCGTTCCAGTTGTTCACACTTTCGATGATTGTATCCTTTGCTTCATCGTCCGGATTCGCTTCCAGCAAACGAATATTTGAACACAGCATTACGTATTCTTTCTGATTGTTTGCTATATCCGAATCCTCTTTTATGCGCTGCAATCCGATTATCTCGAATACAATTGCTGTCCATGCAAAACCAAACGCCAGAAATACAATTCCAAAGTATTTGCCTACCTTCTTGAATTTCGGAACTTTAATACAGATCCAGACAATGATAATTCCAATAACCATTAATGCAATTCCCATCAATGTAATCAACATAATTTGTTTCCTCCTTTTTCGTATGCGGGTTGTTTTGTTATCCTAAATATGGACGAGATGAAGGCATATTAAAGAGGGGGGAACAAAAGGATATAAAGAATTAGAAAAGCCACACTTTATTGTGTGACTTTTCTTGGTATGAGGTGTATGGGATTAATCGGTTAAGGCTGTGTTACTAAACGGATTAGTTCCCAATGTTACGTTGTTACCAAATGCTGTTGTTAGTGTTGATTTGCTTGTATATGTCTGTCCTTTATAGGTTACAGATGCTAAACTTATACAATCATTAAATGCCCCATTTCCAATGCTTGTTGCTCTATCTGGTATTGTGATTGAGGTTAAACTAATACAACCACTAAATGCACCTGATTCAATACTTGTTACGCTGGTTGAGACTGTAATTGATGTTAAACTAGTACAGCGCGAAAATGCACTGTCTTTAATGTTTGTTACACTGTTTGGAATTGTGATTGCTGTTAGACCAGAACAACGAGAAAATGCATGGTCTCCAAGACTTATTACACCGTCTGGTACGGCAATTGAGGTTAAATTGGAACAACCGTAAAATGCATAACTTCCAATACTTGTTACACCGTTTGGTACTGCAACGTCTGTAAGCGAAGAACAATTATAAAATGTGTTATCGCCAATACTTGTTATACTATCCGGTATCGTAATGTTTGTTAATGACGAACAACCATAAAATGCGTAATTTCCAATACTTGTTACGCTGTCTGGCATTACAATTGATTTTACTTCTGGTTTTGCCTGTAGTACGGAATACGCAGACGCTGGATCAGTTTTATAATTATTAAATGCATAGTCTTTACTTACATCGATTCCGCTCTCTTCCCAAGTACAAACCATCTTTCCATCTGCGTCATATAATCCAGCAGCTAATTCTTTATTGAGTCCGATCGCAAACTCAAAATTACCTGACCAATCTCCAGACGTAAGTTCGTTTGCTACAATGTTACCTGTCGTACTACCTCCATCCGGTAGATTCACCTGATTGGCTGCAAACTCTGTAATATCCTGTGTAATAGTTCCAGTGACCGCAGCCTTTCCATTCGAATCCGTCAATTGCAGGGTCGCATCAGGAGTAACAGTAACCGTCTCATTCCCGGAAATGTCACCATTTACTTTGACGCCATAAGTTGCACTCTTATTCTGTCCTAAAGTAATCGTCTTCGGAATGGTTACAGTAAAAGCGGAATCCTGTTCATATGTGATAGTTGCTCCCTGAGTACCTGTCGTTGTCGTTTCCTGTGTTGTGTTGTCCGGGTTTTCGGCTGCCAATGTTGGAATCGTAGGTGTCATCGTCATGATCGCAGCCAGAACAAGCAGACAACTCACTGCTTTTCGTTTCATAATATTTCGTTTCCTTTCTTTGTGTTCAAAACTAAATTGTTTACGAGTAACAGCCTAAATATGGTCGAAACACAAACAGAGGAAACGAAAAAGAACCGGAAACAAAACAATCTGTCTTCAAAATAGACAAAACCATAAGTATATCTTATAATGATGTATGTCAGTGATAACAAATACGAATACAACGGAGGAATTTGAAGTATGGGAAACTATTATGATACGAAATGTTTAGACTGTGAGTATGAATTTCATGCTATATACGGTCGACCTGGCAACAGTCAGAAAGAAAACAAAGTTGTGAAGTCAATCGAAGACGGTAACAGAACCGATGAACTCGCACTTGTGTACAAAACAATGGAACGCCCACGAATTGAAGTAAATTCGGTCCCGTTCTTTTGCAAACACTGTAGAAAACTCTTCACTTATGACGTAACTCTTGTTTGCGGAAAATATGGGACCTACGAAGAAAAGGTCGCACATTGTCCGGACTGTAATGAGATTTCCTACCTGCCGATCCCACAAACAGTATTCATGAAACAAGAAAAGGGATCCTGCTGCCCGTGTCCGAAATGCAACGGGTACGGATTTGTGGTTATAAAGTCTGGGATCTATGATTAACGGACACAAAAAGAGCATTTTCCATACAGAAAAGAACCCGTACACAAATCTGTGTATAGGTTCCTTTTCTGTCTGTTACTCTACTTTGATTCCTGTGCATTCGTAGAAAATCTCAGGGTCGAAGTTCGGAATCGCCTTAATAGTATCCTTATTTGCATCCGAAAGATTATCCCACCACTTCTGCGCGGTTTCGGAATTATCAAGCACTTTAAGATAACCACCTGTTGTTTCGTAGGTTGGATGTTCACGTTTCTCTTCATCCGTCATAGCACTCTTATATACCCATTCAACAATATCCTTTGGCATCTGATTTAACAAATAATTTGCCCATGATCCTAGCCAACGACGAAATGTCCAATCCGATGGTTTGTTAAACAACATAATTGTTTGTTCTTTTGTGTTGAAACAGCCAGTATTAAAAGATGATTTGTTCCAATCCCCGGTATTACTGTCTCCGATATTCCTTTTTCCGGTGTTCTCGTTTCCGATATTACTATCTCCAGTATTCTCGTCTCCGATATTACTATCTCCTGTGTTCTTGTATCCAGTGTTACCGTTTCCGGTGTTCCAATTTCCTGTATTGAAATCTCCAGTGTTGCCGTCCCCAGCATTACCTGTTCCAGAATTCCAGTATCCAGAACTCCAATCTCCAGTGTTTTCGTTTCCTGCATTACAGTTTCCGGTATTGCCTATCCCTGTGTTTTCTTTTCCAATGTTTACGATTGTCAAGACTTCTATCCAAGGGACCTCTCGTACAATCTGGATTTTGTTTGTGCAAGATTTATCCCCATCTGTGTCTAATTCTCCAAGTGCAATTACTTCTGCAACTTTGTTTTTTGGATTAAAAGCGTAATAGTTAAAACAGTCAATAGCTTCTTTGCAAAAATGAAACCCTCTACCACAGCAACTCGGTTTAACATTTTCTTCAAATGTTTTTCCAACCTCATACTGAAAATCTCTACAGGTCCAGTCTGGATTAAACACCTTGTATCCGTGTACAGGTTCATTATTTATTACATTATTACTCATGTTCAGTTCCTCCTTTTTCGTATGCGTTTGTTTTTGTTATCCTAAATATGGAACCGAACGTTCGCATACAAAAAGAGCCAACCGTGAAAGGTTGACTCTTCTTGTTTTTGTTAACACTTCTTTGCAAAGAAAAAAGAACCCGTACACAAATCTGTGTATAGGTTCCTTTTCTGTCTCTTTTACTTGGATTCTTCAGATTTAATCAGATTTCTTTCTTTTGAATCTTTTTTTGCAAGAATTTTCTTATCAATCTCTGCGAATACAGGCTCCAATTTCAAAAGCAATTCGTATCCAGGTTCTCCCGGTTCGAACGGTCTGATTGTTTCATCCATGATCATATACTTGTTTTCGCTCATTGTCATAACTCCTTTCGCAAATGCTTGAATTTAATCAGTTTTTCTTTTTCGGTTAGCGTCTCATTCTTTTGATAAATATGAGATAAAGTTAATGATTGTGCCGTTTTCACATCAGAGATATACGTTTTTACTTCTTGAAAATAGTTTTCGTATTCTTCTAATATTTTGGGACTTACGTCAGACACTACGTATATATCTCCATCATGACACGCAATTATTGAAAACTTTACTTTCGGTTCATCTAAAAATGTTGTTAAATCCTTGAATGATGGTCTAACATTTAACGAATGATTATGTATGATTATAACATCATCCTTACAGTTCTGAACTAATGCATACTCTTTTTCGTTAAATCCAGTTCCTGATATTGTCCCACTTCCAAGTCTAGTAATATTATCAACAACAAGATCACCGGTTCTTGCATTGACCGCAATCATTCTTTCAGACTCCTGACCATCTACAAATTCTAGCAATCTGCCAATTTCTCGATACAATCCCTCTCGTACCGGCTTACTAATCTGTAACATTTCGAGATTATCAAACAAACGATGATACTCAATTGAATTTACAAACGTTCTGTCTACTGAAAAAGCATTTGTTTCTAATTTTCGAGATATTAGTGACTGTTCGTGTTCAAGTTGTTCCATTAACATCTTTTCATCTCTGTCTGGGCCTTGACTATCATAACGATCGTCCTCGAACACATCATCAAATACATCGTCTTCGAAATCCATGTTTTCTACCTCCTATTATATCATATTGTTCACAATTAATACAATAAAAGGATCTCTCGTTTCTCCTCTTATTGTGTAATTGTTTTTGTTATCCTAAATATGGGTTTTATGAATATGTTATAGGTCTCGAAAACCATACAAAAAGAGCCAACCATCAAAGGTTGACTCCCATTGTTTTTGTTAACACTCTTTTATCTCGAGTAATTCGAGCTGTTTTGCTACGTCCATCAATCCATGCGAGCATCCAGTGAAGTCTGAGATGTAATCCTCCATATTTGTCTCGTCATACATTTCAAAGCTAAATTTGAAACTACGGATCTCGTCATCAGAATAGATGTCAGTACCATCATACATATCTTTGAAAATAACACTTAATAGAGTAGTTTCAGCAAATGTACGCTCGATACTGTCTTTGTCTGTTCCGTATCCGTATTTCTTCCAGATATCATCGAAAGCACGTCCGGCACCTATTTTTACTTTGACAACCAATCCGTATTCGCTCTTTTTGTTTCGTTTCATATACAGGTTAAAAAATTCGATATCTTCCTGTAACGCAAACAATTTCTTATAATACTCCTCCGTTGTCATGCCTGACTTCTTAATAAGCTGTCTCAGTTCGTTAGTTGATAATCTGTTCATTTCGGTTTCTCCTTTTCGTATGCGTTTGTTTTTGTTATCCTAAATATGGAATCGAACGTTCGCATACAAAAAGAGCCAACCCGAAGGTTGACTCTCATTGTTTTTGTTTACAGACTTAATCCAGACTAGATCTCAGTTACCAGTTTGATAACAGGACCTCTGTCTGTTTCTCTGTATGAGAATCCGACTACGTTCTGCTTCTCATCACCGAAGTAATAAGTTGCAGTTTTAGTCTCTTCGTCATACTCCTTGCCGCAGTAAACTGTGTGACCTTCCAGAGCGGCGACGATCTTCGGATCTTTTAAGATCTTCATACCGTATTTGTCTGCTCTTACAAAGATCTGGTCTTTGTCGAATACAGTTACAGAAGGAGCACTCTTTGTAGATCCACCAAGGTATACTTTCGCATCCATGGAGTTTACAAGGTAGGTTCCAACTTTTCTGCCGTCCATTGTGAACAGGCGAATTGTTGGCTGTTCCTCATCTGTAAGGTATCCGTCATCGTCGATTGTGTCTTTGGTTACAACAACTAAATCTTTACGACCTGCCTGCTCTACCATGCGGACACTTTCGATAGGAACCGCAAATCCGGAACCAGAGTTGCCGAACTCTTTGAGGTATGCATTGTAAGCATCTTCAGCATCATCGTCATCCTCATCAAGATCTTCCTCGTAGCAGAAATCCTCATAGTCCATAACCTCGCCGTTATCTCCGAAGAATGATACGCCTCTTACGGTTGTATCTTCTCCAGTACCGGTTGCCATGATCTGGATGAGATCGCTGGTGCAGATCTCTTTGACATCTGTTACCTTGCCATCCTTATCTTTGATCTCAACTGGTGTGATCACCGTTTCGATAAAGTAAGTACGGTCATCGATAACAACCGCCTTTGTGTTGGCTGGGACTGTGAATCCGGCATCCTTGAATGTTCCAACGAAGTCCGGATCGGCAGAAAACTGAGCATTGAAGGTATAAACCTCAAGTTCCTCATCTTCTGGCTCTCCAACTCCAAGGATTACCAATCCAGGAACCGCACCAAGTACCTTCTGAGCTTTAATGCTGCCAAGAGATACTGTTGGTCCGTTGTCGATCACCAAATCCCCGTCTACGATTGCTGCGTCTGCTGTCGGTTTCGGGTTCGGATTGTATTTAAAGTGTGCGAACATAGTGTTAATGCCGCTTAATACAATCTCGTTGGAATCTGTAGTACCGTCCTCAAGGATCTTTGCGACCTTGATAGCACCTGACTCAGCATCGTACTCAGTAATACGATATAACGCGTCATCATTACTCATAGTAACTTCAATACCAACGACCTCTCTACCTGCTGTTGCTGCCTGTTTTACGATTTCCATAAGTTTCATAATGTTTTCCTCCGTTTTGGGTAAGATATTTTATGATTGTAACAACGCATGTTTCATATTCTACACAGACCGTCCACCCAGATGTTCACGCCTCATTAGGTCGCTAGTGACTCGGTGTCCTTTCATTGTCGTCTTCTTTTCCTGTGCTCCATGAATCATTGCATTTGTTTACATTCCTAAATATGGTATGGACGGATGCAAACTAAAACGAAAAAGGATTTACCGTTTGAACAATCATAAAGAACTGAATCTCATGGAATTCTATTATCTGGACAAAAAAAAAGAGACAACCATAACGGTTATCTCTTTAATGTGTTTTAAAGTTCATATTCAACTGCATCCTGTCTGTCCATAAAGAAATGAATACCAGGTGCACATTCATCCCATCGATTATCATCAAAATCAAATACTTCTGCAATTTCTCCAACGCGATAAATAAACGATGGATCATATATCGATGCTATCCCCTGTAATCCACTATCAGATTCATCAATGTTTTCGATTGCTAAGACCAAAGCTTTACTACACCTACATTTCTTTGTTGTTGCAGATGATCGTTTTGCGTCTTCGCAGATCTGAAGCTTTACGATCTTTCCAGAGACTGCTTTTTTATAACCAATGAATGAACCAGTTTCCGGGCATGTAATCGGATAATCGATTTTTGTGTCTTCATTGATCACTGCACAGACTATATTTGTATTTTTAAGATCTGATCCGAACAGATTTGCTTCTTTAAGATCCGCTTCGTACATATCTGTCTCACTAAGGTCCACATTTCTAAGAGCCGTCTTTCTAAGATTCGCATATCTAAGGCACGCATTGTTAAGATCCGCATCTCTAAGATCCGCATTGTTAAGATCCGCATCTCTAAGATCCGCCTTTCTAAGATCCGCATCTCTAAGATCCACATAGCTAAGATTTGCTCCGTACAAATTCGCCTCTCTAAGATTTGCATTGTTAAGATTCGCTTTGTACAGATTTACATAACAACAAAATGCTCTGCACAAATCCGTTTCTCTAAGATACGCATTGCTAAGATCCGCATCTGCAAGATCCGCCTTTCTAAGATTCGCACAGCTAAGATCCGCATTTCTAAGATTCGCATCTCTAAGATTCGCATTTCTAAGGTCCGTATATGCAAGATCCGCGTTGATAAGATTTGCTTTGTACAGGTTCGCATTTCTAAGATCCGCATTTCTAAGGTTCGCATTGCTAAGATCCAAGCCGCTCAGATTCTTATATGATAAATCGGCTTTCATGGTTTCCCATCCATCGATATCCTTATTAAGATAATGCTGATGCTTCTCGATGATCTTGTTTAATTGTTCCTGTTTCATATTTCGTTTCCTCCTTTTTCGTATGCTTATGTTTTGTTATCCTAAATATGGACTGAAACAATTGCATACAAAACAAACCGGAAACAAAAAGAGACAACCATAATGGTTATCTCTTTAATGTGTTTTTAATATGCAACTGCATCCTGTCTGTCTGTAAAGAAATGAATACCAGGTGCACACTCATGCCATCGATTATCATCAAAGTTAGGTACTTCTGCAATTTCTCCAACTCGATATACAAACGACGTATTATATATCGATTCTATTTCCTGTAATCCGCTATAAGATCCGTTTCTATTCTCGATGGATAACACTAAAGCTTTACTACACCGGCATTTCTTTGTTGTTGCAGATGATCGTCTTGCATTTTTACAAATCTGAAGCTTTACGATATATCCGTAGCTTGCTTTCTTATAACCAATAAATGAGCCAGTTTCTGGGCATGCAATCGGATAATCGATTTTTGTGTCTTCACTGATATAGGCTCCTGACAAATCCGCATTGCTAAGATTTGCTTCGCTAAGATCCGCATTTCTGAGATTCGCTCTGTACAAATTCGCCTCACTAAGATCAGCATTTCCAAGATCCGCATTGTTAAGGTCTGCCTTGCTAATGTCCGCATTGCTAAGATTTGCTTCTTTAAGATCCGTATTGCTAAGATTTGCATCTATAAGATCCGCATCTCTAAGATCCGCTTTGTTAAGATCCGCCTTTATAAGATTCGCCTTTATAAGTCCCGCATTGTTAAGATTTGCCTCTCTAAGATCCGCATCTCTAAGATTCGCATTTCTAAGATCCGCATTGCTAAGATTTGCTTCTCTAAGATCCGCATCTCTAAGATCCGCTTTGTTAAGATCCACGCTGCTAAGATCCGCCTTGTTAAGATTTGCTCCATACAGATTTGCATTTCTAAGATCAGCTTCTCTAAGATCTGCATTTCTAAGATCTACCTCTCTAAGATTCGCCTTGTTAAAATTTACTCTGTACAGATTCGCATTTCTAAGATCTACTTCGTTAAGATTTGCATAACAACAATACGCTCCGTACATATCCGCTTCTCTAAGATTCACATTTCTAAGATCCGCTCCACTAAGATCCGCCTTTCTAAGATCCGCTTCACTAAGATCCGCTTCGCGCAGATCTGCCTTTCTAAGATCCGCACTACTAAGATCTGCATTGTTAAGATTTGCTTTGTACAGCTTCGCATTTCTAAGATCTAAGCCACTCAGATTCTTATATGATAAATCGGCTCTCATGAATTCCCATCCATCGATATCCTTATTGAGATAATGCTGATGGTACTCAATGATCTTGTTTAATTCATTTTGTGTCATATTTCGTTTCCTCCTTTTTTTTGTATGATTTTAATTTGTTATCCTAAATATGGGTTTTGCGAATATGCCAGAAATCTCGAAACCTATACGAAATTACAAAAATAAAAGACCAAGCATTAAAGCCTGGTCTCTTTGTTTTCTAATCTGCTAGAATCTTATCATATGGAATATGATATCGATTCGTATAATCCTCTGTTTCAGGATCAGCAAATACATACAAGTCGATATCCTTATTATCCGGTTCCTGGTTTGCAATCTCTGCCAGTTCTCCAGACTTAACTTCCGCCAGTGCGAGGTCAATCAGATCACCGTCTTTTTCGTACATAATGCCGACCTGCTTTGTTCCGTAATCAGATTCCCCGTTTGCAAGAACAAGGTTTCCACCATTTACTGGTACTCTCACTACGACACTCAGATCGTCACCCAGCAGCAGTTCCGGAGCCTGTAATGTATCCTTTTCGTCTTTGTTGCAAGCGGTAAAAGCACATGCGTCGTCCAGTCTTTCCATAGCCTCATCCAGGTCCGTCAATTCGTATGCCTGAATCTCATCGAGTACATCGAAAAGAACATCCTCTGATGTTTCCGCAAGTTCGCTTTCGAGCTTTTCGCATACCTGTCTGGTCAATTCCGCCAGATTCATAGCCAGTTTTAAATGTTCTCTGATTGCTTCCTTTGTCATAAAGTTTCCTCCTTTTTTCGTATGTTTTTATCTTGTTACTCTAAATATGGACTGAAACAATCGCATACAAAACAAACCGGAAACAAAAAAAAAGAGACAACCATAACGGTCATCTCTTTGATGTGTTTTTAAAATTCATAATCGACTGCATCCTGTCGATCCATAAAGAAATGAATACCAGGTGCACATTCGTACCATCGATTGTCATCAAAATCAGGTTCTTCTGCGATTTCTCCAACTCGATACACAAACGATGGATCATATATCGATTCTATTTCCTGTAATCCACTATCAGATTCATCAATGTTTTCGATTGCTAAGACCAAAGCTTTACTACACCTGCATTTCTTTGTTGTTGCAGATGATCGTTTTGCGTCTTCGCAGATCTGAAGTTTTACGATGTATCCATAATATGCTTTCTTATATCCGATAAACGAACCTGTTTCCGGGCAAGCAATCGGATAATCGATTTTTGTTCCCAAAAGATTCGCTTCTCTAAAAAATGCACCATTCAGATTTGCATGACGTAGATCTGCATAACTAAGATCCGTTTTATATAGATATGTATAATTAAGATCTGCATTTCTAAGATTCGCGTTTCTAAGATTCGTTTTGTATAGATTCACCGATTTAAGATTCACATTTTTAAGATCCAAGCCGCTTAGGTTCTTACATGATAAATCGGCTCTCATGTTTTCCCATCCATCGATGTCCTTATTGAGATAGTGCTGATGACTCTCGATAATGGTGTTTAATTCATTTTGTGTCATATTTTTGTTTCCTCCTTTTTCGTATGCGTTTAATTTGTTATCCTAAATATGGTCTGAAGCAATTACATACAAAACAAACCGGAAACTAAAAGAGACAACCATAACGGTCATCTCTTTAATTTACTTTTAATATTCAACTGCATCCTGTCTGTCTGTAAAGAAATGAATACCAGGTGCACACTCATTCCATCGATTATCATCAAAGTCAAGGACTTCGACGATTTCTCCAATGCGATAAACAAAACAATGATCAAAACCCGATTCTATTTCCTGTAATCCGCTATCAGATCCGTCTATATTCTCGATAGCCAAGACCAAAGCTTTACTACACCTGCATTTCTTTGTTGTTGCAGATGATCGTTTTGCGTCTTCACAGATCTGAATCTTTACGATCTTTTCACAGCCTGCTTTCTTATAACCAATGAATGAACCCGTTTCCGGACATGCGATCGGATAATCGATTTTTGTATTTTCATTGATCTCTGCATTGATTATATTTGCATTTTTAAGATTTACTCCGAATAGATTCGCATCTTTAAGATTCGCTCTGAATAGATTCGCCTCTCTAAGATCCGCATTTCTGAGATCCACTCCGTTAAGATTTGCATAACAACAAAACGCTCCGTACATATTCGCATAACAACAAAACGCTCTGTACAAATTCGCATTTCTAAGATCCGCTTCTCTAAGATCCGCATATGCAAGATCCGCATTGATAAGATTTGCATTTCTAAAATCCGCCTTTCTAAGATCCGCATTTCTAAGATCCGCATTGATAAGATCCGCATTGATAAGATTTGCCTTTCTAAGATCCGCCTTTCTAAGATTTGCCTTTCTAAGATCCGCACTGTAAAGATTCGCATTGCTAAGATTTACTCTGTACAGATTCGCATTTCTAAGATCCAAGCCACTCAGATTCTTATATGATAAATCTGCTCTCATGGATTCCCATCCATCGATATCCTCATTGAGATAATGCTGATGCTTCTCGATGATCTTGTTTAATTGTTCCTGTGTCATACTTTGTTTCCTCCTTTTTCGTATGCTTATGTTTTGTTATCTTAAATATGGACTGAAACAATCGCATACAAAACAAACCGGAAACTAAAAGAGACAACCATAACGGTCATCTCTTTAATTTACTTTTAATATTCAACTGCATTTTGTCTATCCATAAAGAAATGAATACCTGGTGCACATTCGTTCCATCGATTATCATCAAAATTATATACTTCTGCAATTTCTCCAACGCGATAAATAAAGCAAGGATCAAAATGCGATTCTATTTCTTGTAATCCGCTATCAGATCCGTCCATATTTTCGATTGCTAAGACTAAAGCTTTACTACACCTGCATTTCTTTGTTGTTGCAGATGATCGTTTTGCATCTTCACAGATCTGAAGCTTTACGATATATCCGTAGATTGCTTTCTTATAACCAATAAATGAGCCAGTTTCCGGGCATGTAATCGGGTAATCGATTTTTGCATTTTCACTGAGATCGGTTCCGGACAGGTATGCATTTCTAAGATTTGCCTCTCTAAGATCCGCCTTTCTGAGATCTGCTCTTAAGAGATTCGCTTCTCTAAAATCCGCGCCTCTAAGATCCACTCCGTACAGATTTGTATAACAACAAAACGCACTGTACAAATCCGCATCTCTAAGGTACGCATTGCTAAGATCTACTCTGCACAAATTTGTATGCAAACAAAACGCTCTGTACAAATTTGCTTCGCTAAGATCTGCATCTCTAAGATCCGCTCTACTAAGATCCGCCTCTCTAAGATCCGCTCTACTAAGATCCGCCTTTCTAAGATCCGCCTTTCTAAGATCTGCCTTTCTAAGATCCGCATATGCAAGATCCGCATTGTTAAGATTCGCATCTCCAAGATTCGAATTGCTAAGATTCGCATTTCTAAAATTCGCCTCTCTAAGATTCGCATTTTTAAGATTCAAGCCGCTCAAATTCTTATCTGATAAATCTGCTCTCATGGATTCCCATCCATCGATATCCTTATTGAGATAATGCTGATGATTCTCGATGATCTTGTTTAATTCATTTTGTGTCATATTTTCGTTTCCTCCTTTTTCGTATGCGTTTAATTTGTTATCCTAAATATGTGATAAGATGTTCGCATACAAAATGATTGGAAACAAAAGGAAAAGAAACAACCACGATGGTCATCTCTTTGGCTTTTTTTCACTTATAAACGGAAACAAAATCAAACGGAAACAAACCTTATGTATTCATTCCATGTCCGCTCCAACCGCAGAGATATTGTTAATTCCGTTTTTGATTAATTTCTCAACAATTTTGATACGTTTATCTTTGTACACTCTAAACGATTTATTCTCTACTAATGTATACAAATCTGCTCTCTGGTCTGAAAAGTATCTTTCGTTTTTGTCTAAAACTTCATTCGTAAACAAAATATTCATGGAATCATTCTCTTTTACTAGTTTTCTTAACGCATTAAAAACATCATGAATACCAGAGAAATACGCTTCTTTTGTTTTCTCTTCGTTCGTATTCAACTGACATCTCAACAAATAAAACAGATATACGGCATACATTATATACGGATTATAAAACGGTAATACAATATCGCTGTTGTTTCCACAACGAAAAACATGTAAGATCATACCGTTTTGATACACGGTATTCTGTTCTAATATATCTTGATCCAACATTTGTAACAAAGAACCTGTCAACAGTTCCTGATTTTGTTGAGAGACCATGTTTTCCATTTGTTCTATCGTTACAAAATTATCCGCATTCTTCTCTCGTTTCATTTCAATTACCTGTTGATACAGCAATTCATAAACTTCTTCAATCGTATTCAAACTCACATTGTTATTCTTTTCTTGTGTCCACGTGGCAATATTTCCTATTTTGTTTACCTGTTCGATTTGTGACTCAAAATTAATTTGTTTCCATGTGAACATCATTTTAATCGTATCTAAAAACGCCGGATTCAAATTACTCTGTAACAAATCCAGTTTTATCTCTGATGTATTGAAATATACTTTTAATTTTGATTCAAATAGAATCCAAGTATAAAGATTCGTAAAACATTCGATTAAATTTAAAAGCAACACATATGATATACGTTCAGTTGTATTTTCTAACCATTTCCCAATCTCAGTATCTGCGTATAGTTTTCTACAGATATTAACTGCATTTTCGTATCTAATTGATTTCACAACCACAAATGGGGTAAACAGTACAGCTATGTTGCCATCTTTTAACTCTTCGTAACGGCATTTGATGATCAACGATTTCATAAATGAACCTGTTTTGTTATACCAATTCGAGTTCATGTATTGGAAAAAGCCACATGAAATCTTCTTTGTCTCTGTATACGATTCCTTATTGTCATCCATATAATACGAATTATCTGTATATTTCCACTCTCCAGAAAATCTCTGTAATTCTTTAAACGTTTCTTTCGGAACAATACTATATTGATGATTTTCTTCCGTTTCTGACTGATTGCTCTCATAATCTGAATCTGAAATCAAAAGCAAATTCGTTGTAGGTAGACTGTCGAAAATCTTTATTGAAATGTTTCCAATCATAACTATTCTCTCTTTCTGTATGTATTATTGTAAATATGTGTCGAGACGAAACAAAGAAACATTGCAAGAATCTAATGCGCGACACAATATGTTGTGATATAATACTGTTAGCGAGAAACAACATAACACATATTTATGTTAGGATAATATATACATACGAATAAAAGGAGAGCTAAATGCTTATCCCTGTTTATGTACAAAAATTACAGGGATAAGTCAGTGGCGGACTTTTCTCTGTTTATATAGATTAATATACAAAAGAATGGAGAAAACCATATGACAATTTCAAAAGAGATGCTGGAAAAGATCGCATTACTCAGACCGATTGATGACGTTCTTTTTGCACAGCTCGTAGTAGATATCAGAACATGTCAAGAAATGCTTCAAAAAGTCATGAAAGATTCAAATCTTGTGGTTCTGACTGTTATTCCTCAAAATGTTGTACGAAATATCTGGGGACGTTCTGTTATCCTTGATGCTTTGTGTCGATTAGGCGATGGAACGACTTGTTGTATCGAAGTTCAAAGATCAGATAACGATAACCATGTACGCAGATCTGTTTTTAATGCAGCGAGTGTTATTGTTAAAGATTCAGAAACAGGAACTGATTTTAGTGATATTAAAGATATATATGTCGTATATATATCAGAATTCGATTTTCTCAAGGGGAATAAAACAATTTACCATATTGATAGTATAATCAGAGAAACCGGAGATATTATTAATACAGGGATGCATTTTGTATTCGTTAATACTGAAATAGATGATGGAAGCGATATCGCAGAACTAATGTCTTGTTTCTTACAGAGGCGAATACATAATACAAAGTTTCCAGAACTTTCTAAACGTATGACATATCTTAAAGAAACAAAAGGAGGACAAACCTATATGTGCGAAGTATTAAAAGAAATGTTAGATGAAAGCGAAATTAAATCAGCTATCAAAGCTGCGCGTCTTCTTAATGCATCTGATGATCGAATTATCGATATGTTAGAAACAGGGTATCATTTAACCAGAAAAGACGCGACTTATCAGTTAGACTTATATAAATCTGATAATTCGGTATCAATCAATTAACTAATTCATACGGTTAACGCCACAACCGTAAACAATATAAAACGCCGGGCATATTCTGTCTGGCGTTTTCTGATGTATCCTATATATATAACATCTGTTCAGGCAAACGCAAAAAAGACACCAGAAATTAAGTCCTAGTGTCTTCTGTTCGTATTTCAAATCAAAGATCCCCAAAGTCGTCGCCAAAATCGTCGCCATAATCTTCATCATAGTCTTCGTTTTCGATATCTGATTCGTTCTGTTCCATCTGTTTTTCCAAATCTTCACGAATAAACTCCATCTTGTCTGCCGAATATTTCGGATCCGCATAAATAGAAACGTCAAGACCGGATTCCAACCCAAGACAAATTTCACGCATCTGAAATTCATCATATTTCGGATCCGCATAAACTGATACATTCAGGTCTGCTTTCAATCCTTTGCGAATTGCATCCATTTGGTATTCGTTATAATCGAGGTCGGCATAAATTGATACATCGAACCCTTCTTCAAGTCCAGTTCGAATTACAGCCATCTGTCCTGAATTATACTTTGGATCCGCATAAATTGAGACATCTAGCCCTGTTTCCAGTCCCTTTTTGATCTCTTCCATCTGGTCATAGTCATATTTCGGATCAGCATAAATTGAGACATCCATACCTTTTTCCAATCCATTTTCGATTACTCGCATCTGCACGTCATTATACTTCCGATCCGCAAAAATTGTCACATCAACTCCGGCTTCTTCACCTTTTCTGATGATTTCTTTCTGAGCTGGATAGAAATCGTACTGACTTTTCTTTGATACATCTTCCAAGCGATGACGAATCAGACTCATCTGGATTATGCTACATTTCGGATCTGCATAGATTGAAACATCCACACCAGATTGTAATCCTTTTATAATCTCGTCCATCTGGTAATGACTGAATCCCAATCCACTAACTGCATCAAAGTTGCATTTTTTTAACTGTTCTGCTGTGTAAACCATAATTGTTTCCTCCATATTCTTGTTTCTTTAAATATGGGACGAACATCAATAACCTAATCGAGCTTAGCTACCATTTTGTAAACTAAAAGACAGTTCCATGTTTATGAAACTGCCTGTTTGTTTATGTCTTATGAAAGTCTGCGCATAAGTTCCGTTTCCTTCTGAAATAGTTCGAAATCGTAGTATTCCTTGAAATAAGACTCTACCTTAGATGCGAGTTCCATTGCAAACGGATAGTCATTTTTAAAGTTCTCTACCGGTACCGTACATTGTAACGATTCTTCTTTACTTACAAAATCTTCGAACTCCGATATGAATTCATCATAATTATTCGTAATTCCTCTAACATCGATATAATAAGTTATCCCGTTCCAGATAGCGGTGCAGAAACAATGAATATAATCTCCGTTCTTTTTCTCGATCTTGTAAACAGTATATCCATATTTTTTATGAAGCAGTGTCGCAAACGTTGTACAATATCCATGTAGAAGATCATATGTACTAAGTTGATTCCCATGAATATCGCAAACACTGATACAAATATTCTCAAGGAATCCAAAATCATCTGCACCATCTTTTTGCAACTCATCCAGTTCTTCATAAAATCCATTGTGTGTGTGTTCCATAGTCTCTCTCTCCTTTCGCCTTCTTCGTTTTGTGTTAAATATGTGCGAAATCTTCTTAGGCTAACAATTCCTAGTTATAATAATAACGACAGAAATGTAATTATCCATAAGAAACCAACTGCGAGCGAAATAAATATAAAAGGTATATCTTCAACTCCACTTCCAGCATATAAATCATGACACGATATGATTCCTATAACTTCCATAACGATTGCAAATATAAACAAATCTTTGTCTGCTATTACAGCTGCCATACCATTTATCCATACGTTTAACAATGAATTCATAATACATTTACTCCTTATCTAACTGATCTGCACGCCTATAATTGAACATTAGTAGTTCAATTATCTTGAGTAGACGGCAGGTTTCAGTACAGGATGACGTCACTTGAGGTTTGAAATACCAGGACATCGTGATCTTCATTGAAGTTTCCCGGTGTCTTTTTTTTATGGTATTCAAAGCTTTCTGTTGTAGTCTCTCCGTTGCAGAAACGTTCAAGACATCCCTACAGTGTAGGTTTCACAGGAGTTTTCGTCCTGCAGTCTTACGGTCTCAGTTGGAACCGTAAAGAGTTATTTCTGAACTCTTTAATACTAATAAAGCTCACATTTTGGAAAACTCGTCAGGAAATCACAAAATATTTCTAATTATTTTGTATACGAACGGAGTTTCCTCTGCACACCATAAGGTGGCAGCTTCCACTCCTTATTTTTATGTGACTTTGTTTTTATATCTAACAAGGCTCACAATCTGGGAAACTCGTCAGAAGCTTTGTATGATGTTGTATTTGTATTAGGATAACTAAGTTGGCATCTTCAACCATTCAATGACCGTGATGAAAACGTCATTCTACTCAAGATAAGAAAATATGACGAGTTTTCAAAATTGTGAGCCTTGTTAATAGTAGACAAGTAGATTGTCAATTACTTTGGGCTTAAAACATCGGTAAACTTAGATGTCAATGCCGATACTGTCTGTTCAGTCATGACAAAAAGACGGTACTATTCAGCAGAGTCCGGAGTAGTTGATTAGAAAAATACGAATAATATACAAGGAGGATATGTATATGGATAATGTTAATATTCCACAACCAGTAATCGACATCTTAGAACTGCTGCATACAAAATCATCAAAAGCGTATCTTGTTGGTGGCTGCGTACGCGATATGTTTATGCATTTAGAGCCTCACGACTACGATATCTGTTCCGATCTCACTCCAGATATTGCAATGAAAGTATTGTCTACAAAATATCCAGTTATTCCAAAAGGAATCGAATATGGAACAGTTGTTGCATTAGTAGACGGGACCGAGTACGAAGTAACAACATTCAGAGGTGAAACAGATTATTCAGATGGCAGACATCCGGATTCTGTTAAATTTGTTTCTAATATTGAATACGATCTTGCGAGACGCGACTTTACAATCAACGCAATGGCTTACGATGTATCTGAAGATAAGCTCATTGATCCGTTTGGAGGTCTTATGGATTTGGAAAACGGTATTTTGCGAGCTGTAGGTAATGCAAATGAACGGTTCCAAGAAGATGGGCTTCGAATTATGCGGGCTCTACGATTCGCGATTAAATATAATCTTACAATCGAGCCAGAAACAAAAGAAGCAATCATTCGGAACCGAAATATGTTGCAACAGGTATCAAAAGAACGAATTACAAGTGAATTTCAAAAGATTTTAACATGTGGACAACCGATTCGAAAGACATTTCTGGAGTTTACTCCTGTTATCGCAGCTGCTATTCCAGAAATCGAACCATGCATCGGTCTTGATCAGGAGAACCCATATCATAAACACGACGTATATGAACACATGATTGCGGTAACCGATTTGTGTGATACCGATTTGTTTGCGATTAAAATGGCTGCGTTATTACACGATATCGGAAAACCAACCACAAAAGCATATAATAGCAAGAAAGGTCATTATAGCTTTGATGGACATCCAGAAGTATCAGAACAAATTGCAGCCGAAGTATTAGCAAACGACTTCCGGTGTACTGCAAAAGAAACCGAACAGATTCGATTGCTTATAAAGTTTCATGACACCCAGATTACTCCAACAGAACCATGTGTGAAACGCTGGCTGAATCGATATGGAGTTGATTTCTTATCAGATTGGTTAATCTTGAAACAGGCAGATCGTGACGATCACGTATACCCAAATGGACCAGAGAACGTTTCATGGTATCCAAAAACAGAAGATATTAAACAGGTTATGAATACAGTTTTAGAACAACAATCCGCTTTTTCTCTAAAAGATCTCGCGATTAACGGAAACGATTTAATCAATCTTGGGTTAAAACCAGGACCTGAGTTTTCGGAATACCTGCAGTCGTGTTTGGATGCAGTGATTGACGGAGTGTGTGAAAACACGTATGAGTCCCTTCTGACGTTTTTGGAGGATTCCGTATTAAATATTGAGATAGATGATCTGGAACTCTGACGAGAGATAGTCTAACTGAAACCTGCCGCCTCTTGGCGTGCAGTCAGTTAGCACCTCATTGATGTCATGATTTATTTTTTTTCCTTCACGCCGAGTACTGTTTTCTATGCATGTTGTATAACTCTTTGATCATTTCTCTTTTGGTGAACCCATTGAAAAAGAATAGACCAGGAAATTCCTGGTCTATTAGTTTTCTCGTTCTCGAAATCGCTTTCCTTTTGAATAGTGGAAGCCGTTATGGACCTCCACTTGGTTATCCTAAGTCTGCTTCTAACTCTGTCGCCTTTTCGATCTGCTTCTGGACATAGGCATCATCCGTATAGATAACAGGACTTTGTAACGAGATCGTCTCGATGCTGCTATAATTGGAAGCCATCTGTTTCCGGCGTCTCAATAGTTTAACAGCAACGGATTCTCTGCGCTCGAGCTCTTCGTCTGTTATCTGGTCTTCAAGTCTACTTGTTTCTGAACTTGCTTCTAACATACGAATCCCTCCTATTCTTGTTCAAATCCATCTCTCAGCCAATTTAATGTCGCTTCGTCAATAACAGCAAATACAACACGATCGAATACCCCATTGTATTCTTTCTGCAAAAGCTGACGGTACAGGTATCCAAGTATATATGGACTCTGTCCAAAAACACCGCATCCAAAAGCTCCGAGAATCAATGTTTTTGTTCCTCTATTGACAGCTTCATCAATAATGAAACAAATACGGTCGTATAATGCCTTTTCGTTTACGACCTTGCTTCCACCAGCTGATAAGTATGCAGATGCATTCGGTGCTGCACATGTAATGACGTCGCAATACTTTTCTTTTCCATCTCTGAAAAAGACAATACCTGGTGACCATAATGCACGATTACTATACAGAACCCCAACATAATTTAATGACTGTCTGTTCTCTTTGTAATAGAATTCATGGTTACTAATTACTGGATACAATGTGCTTTCTAGACATAATGCCTCCTCTTGTGCCATTGCTCCGTACAGAAAGCCTCCGCCCGGTGTTTCGTAATTTGCAAAATTCAAGATTGCTGTATCCTCTCCTGCATACTTCATTACCGCTGAAACGGAATCCATATGTTCGAATACAATATCTGTCTGCTTTGTACCCGTAACCCTTTTGGATCTCAGGTCATTGTTTTCGCAAATTGTTGTGTTAACAAAACTGTTTTCGATCTCTGTTGTGTATCTTTCATAGATATCATTTACGAGTGCACGTCTTTTTTCGTTTACCAATCTTCCTTCGTTTACCATATTTTTCCTCCTTGTATGGTGTTATTGTTATATGGTAAATATGGTACGCATGATCGCAACGCGTATACTTAACACCTCAAATGAACAACAGGAACATAAGAATAAGGATTACAACAACTCAAGATAAGAAAATATGACGAGTTTTCAAAATTGTGAGCCTTGTTAATAGTAGACAAATAAATATTTTTGTTCTAATTACACATATGGTATGATGTTTACAGAATTACATATCACATAGGGAGGAAATGTATATGTTCGGACAAAAGAAATACGAAGAAGAACGACAACGAAAAGAAGCCGAGAAGAAAGCAAAGAAACACAGATACCTATCGTGGTTTCTGGTATTTATTTGTGGAATCATGACAATCGCTTCAATACCAAGTTTTGCAATGGTCTTGTTTGTAGCAGTGACGATCTTGCTGCTTCCGATCTCAAAAGTTGATGATTTATGGAAGGATCTGCTTGGTAGCAAACCAAAATGGATTAAGGGTACATCATTGTTGGTTGCGTTCATTATCGCATGCTTGATAGCGCCGACTTCTAACACCAGTACCACAGAAGTCGCAAACATAGAACCGACCGAAGTTATCAGTATTGAATCAACCGAAACTGAAACGATAGAAATCATTAGTACGGAAAGAACGGAAGATACAGAAGAAGCTATAACCGAGACTGAAACTGAAATTGCAACAGAAGCAGAAACGGAGACTTCCACAGCCGAAAACAAGACGACAGCTTCTGAAACAGCAATCAAGGATCAGAAAACTACAACCAGCAAGAATACAACAAGCACTGCTATGTCAGTTTCGTTATCAGATATTCCGGCATACTCTGGCAGTCCTTATGTTGCAGTAAACAATAATGTGCCATTCTTTACCGATAACGAAATGAAGACAACTGCTTTTGAAAACTACAGCAGTCTTGATACTCTTGGTCGCTGCGGTGTAGCTTATGCTAATGTTTGTACCGAGATCATGCCAACGGAAGAAAGAGGAACAATCGGTCAGGTCAAGCCTAGTGGATGGCATACTGTAAAATATGATATTGTGAGCGGAAAATATCTTTATAACCGTTGTCATTTGATCGGATATCAGTTATCTGCTGAAAATGCGAATACAAAGAACCTGATTACCGGAACACGATACTTAAATACAGAAGGAATGCTTCCATTTGAGAACATGGTAGCTGACTATGTGAAAGAAACGAATAACCATGTCTTATATCGTGTCACACCTATGTTTGATGGAAACAATCTGGTTGCAAGTGGAGTTCTGATGGAAGCTAAATCCGTTGAAGACAATGGAGACGGAATCCTATTCAATGTCTACTGCTATAATGTACAGCCTGGCATCACAATTGACTATGCAACCGGAGACAGTGCATTAGACGGAACAACTCCGGAACAGACTACCAAAAACTCAGACACAAAGAAATCAAGCAGTAAGGGTGCATCATCAGGCAGCAATAATACGAATTCAGGAAGTGCATCAAACGAAACACAGGCTGCTACTCCAGCACCCGCACAAACGGATAACAATACAACAGTACAGGAACCTCCGGCACCAACGCCAGCGGATACCACAAGCAATGGCTCTGTGATTGTACATATTACTGATACAGGCAGTAAGTATCATAATGCTGGGTGCCGCTATCTAAAGAGCGATCATGAAGTTACACTGGATGAGGCAAAAGCGATGGGATTAACACCATGTGGTGTCTGTAATCCGCCACAATGATAACGAAAAAAAAATATACAAAACAGATGTATTAGCTCGATGGAAACAAAATATAATGCAAAACATCAGATATTATGATACGATTATCATGCCTGGATGAATTGGTAAACAAATGAGACATTATTTAGTAGACAGTGAAAACGTAAACGACAACTGGCTTATGTTATTAGAGTTTACAGAGATGACTGATGATATTATTGTTTTTTACACCGACAAATCACCACATATGTCATACACATCCTTAGTTCGAATTGTTGAACAGACACATCAGATTCAATTTAAAAAGTGTTATACCGGTCCTAACGGTCTCGATTTTCAATTAGTATCCTATCTTGGTTATCTGATGTGTGATAATCAGGATTCTGATGACGAATTCATTATCATGAGTAACGATAACGGATTCGATTGTGTTGTAAAGTTCTGGAATAATCGGAACATTACGGGAGTATCCTAAAGTTTGTGTAAACCTCCAAACTGATGTAAGATAAAATTACTCAGTTTGGAGGT